TCCGAGTCCAGGTGATGTTCCCTGTCGAAATCGCGGTGGCTGGTTATGGATGTGAACTCCATGCCCTGCAGAGCGTATTTGACCCGCGCCGACTGCCCCAGCTCCGTCTCGTAGGCCTTGTCGCTCTCCCCGGAGCTGACCTCGTAGCGCGCCGTCTTGTTCGGGCCGTCATCGTAGCGCAATTTACTGATGCCCAGATCGCGCTTGGCCCCGTCCAGGTTGACCGAGACGTCCCAATCTTTGGTGGGAGTCCAGCGCAGGGTGCCGCGCCCGTTGATGGTCTGATCGCCCCCCACGTCATCGGCACCGGTGTCGACGTTCTTATAGAACCCGTCCGTGGTGTAGCCCTGAAAAGCCAGGCCGTAGAAAAGAGCATCCTCCACGATGGGACCACTGGTGCTGACCCCGGCCCGAACCGAAGCGTAATTGCCGATCTCGAACTTTGTCTTGCTCCGCCGTTCGTTATCCGGCTGCTTGAGCACGATGTTGATGACCCCGGATTCGCTGTTCCGGCCGTAGAGCGTGCCCTGAGGACCGCGAAGGACCTCCACCCGCTCCACGTCGAAGAGGTCCTGGTTGACCATGTAGCCGAGTGAATAGGAGACGTCGTCCACGTACAGGCCCATGGGGCTGAACAGGCCCGTGTCGATAGTGGAAATGCCCCGACTGACGACGGAAGCGCCGGAGCTGGTGTCCTTGATGTACACATTGGGGGTGAAGCGGGCCAAGTCCTGAAGGTTGTCTACCTCGTGCTCCTCCATGAACCCCTCCTCGATGACGGAGAGGTTGCCCGGGAACTCCTTGACCGTGCCCTCTCGCTTGGTGGCGGTCACCCTGACCTCCTGCAAGGTCATGGGTTCGGTGTCATCGCCTGTCGCTTCCTCGGCCTTTGCGGGGAGCGGAAGAAGAAGGAAGAGCGTTGCCGCGAGGCCAATAAATCGATGCGAAATCATGTCACTCCTGCCGGTTATCGTATATTTAATGAAATTGATTCTCACGATCAATATACGTACCCGGAGGCGGCGACTAACCCGGACAGGGCAAAAGTTGTCGGTGGAGGAACTTTCTTTACGGTATCCGTAAACGGCGCTGATTGGTCAGGAACTGTTTGGGCAACATGCCGAACCTTTCCCGGAAGGCCTGGCTGAAGTGGCTCAGACTCTGGTAGCCGACGGCAAAAGCCGCCTCGGTCACGTTGTTCTCGCCCTGCTGGAGCAATTCGAACGCCCGTTGCAGGCGGTACTCACGTAGATAAGCGAAAACGGATGTGTCGAAAACCTGCCGGAATCCGACCTTGAGTTTCTTTTCATTGATGCCCACCAACTGAGCCAGGGCCGACAACCGGGGAGGTTTCTCCAGGTCCATGACGAGGATATCCCGGGCGTGGCGGATACGCTCGACGTCCGCAGGGCACAAGGGGGGGGACTCGGGCGCGGCACCTTTTTCCGAACGGATGTAATCGTGGAGCTGAAGGGTCAGCAGTTCCATGGCCCGGCTCTCCAGGAACAGCTTGCGCAACCCGCCCTTGAACGGACAGTTCAGGATCTGGGACAGCAGATGATGCTTGGCCTGGCTCCGCGGGCCGAACCAGGTCATGGCTTCGCCCCTGCGGCCCTCCAGTTTCTTGCGAAAGGGTTCGGGCAGCTGGGTCATATCCTCAGCGAAGTAGGAGCATAAAAGCTCTGGCGAAGCGATGATGCCGATGACGCAAGGCGGGCATTCATACGACTGTTCTATGGAGCCGCGCGTTTTCGGCAGATGAAAGATGCCGTTTGAACCGGCCTGCATTTCCTGAGACCGCGCCTTGGGCCCGCCAACGGAATAGATGCATCGGTTTTTCCCGGAATAGGTAAACCCGAACTGGATGGGGGCATCGTCCATCTCAAAAGACGCCTTGAGCGGAGCGGCCAGGCACGGGCGGGAAATTGACAGGGTCAGCCCGGAACGCAGAAGGCAGGATTGAATGGCCGAGGCCCCGGTTACGCCACCTTCGGAGGAAAACCTCAATCTGTCAGGCTTACCAGAGACTCTGCCGTCAGGGATGTCGTTTTGCACGTTGTTCCCCTCTCCTCGCTTCGTGTTTACACAGCCGAGCTCTTATAAAATCAAAGATAACGAAAGTCAATTTCAACAAGAAACACGTCGCGGATGGCGACGGCTCGTTGGTCGCATATCGACAAGTTCTTCTTTTCGGTGACTGATCAGGGGAAGCATGGAGATGGTCCAACCGTTCACGAGTTCCACGGTGAATACTGGGATCACTACTCCTCGTAATCCCGCCTGCCGCCGACTTTCACGAAACGGCAGAGTCCCCCCCCTCTGCACAGGAGGAGCTGTGCAATGCCCCCTTGAAGGTCAGCTTCCACTGATCAAACAGTGGCTTCGTTGAACCTCAATCCGTTTGCGTACATCTTGCCAAAAGGTCCAGTTTTCAAGGCCACTTCTCTAATTCCCTTTTAGCACGCATAAAGTCCCATCTTGTTGATCGGAGGAGGATTCCTCACTCAGATAAGCACAATCTGACTCAGGACCAACTCAGATTGATCTTCTAGGATGATGTGGTGGGTTATTCATTAAATTGGTATGGTATCCCCTCAATTCAATTCTGTGCTACATAATCCTGACGAACGTAGTCATAGCATTGCAGGCCGAAGGCGTGATAAATGAAGCTCGTGGACATGGCGGTTACTCCTTTTGATCATCAGTGGTATGATTATCGATAGGACGCCGTGTCCCTTTATCTTGTCAAAAGTACGCTTGGGCCGGATGAACCGGTGCCGGGCAGCAGTGGACAAAGTACTCGGTACGCATCACGATAAACCCAGAACAAGGAGACACCATGGCAAGTTTTTTCCGAGCTAACGAAATAGCCAAGACCGCAGTCGAAATCGAAAAAAAAGGCCGGGCGTTTTATCTGCGTCTGGAAGAAAACGCCCAAACCCCGGAGACTCGGGAACTGTTCCACTATCTGGCTGTCGAGGAAAGCAAACACGAAGTATTGTTCCAGGCACTTCAGGACCGGCTCGGCGATATCGAATTGCCCGCTTGGGCCACCACGGAAGAGTTAGGTAGATATATCCAGGGACTGATCGAATCCCACGCCTTATTCTCCGACCAGGAAGTGGCGAAACGGGTGGACGCCCTTGATGATGAAAAAGAAGCCATCAGGATGGCCATGACCTTTGAAAAGGACTCCCTGCTCTTTTTCACCGAGATGGAAGCCTTGGTACCGGATACGGAAAAGGCAGCCGTCCGCGAATGCATTCAGGAGGAACGGGTGCATCTCGCAAGGCTTCAGGCCATGTATTCGCAGCTCTAGTTATAGGGGGACAGCCAAGGTGAGAAGGTAGAGGGTGCCGGAGAAATTCAGGACGAATATGGGACGAATGTAGGACGGGCGCGGGATTCCCCGGAATCCTTGGTTTGACGGGGGCGTATTTTCAACTTGAGAAAGAACTCAAACAAACAGCCGCATTTTGACAGACAACTTGAGAAAGGGTCTGCCAAAATGCGGCTGTTCGTTTTGGTAGCCTGGACTAGGGCATTTCCCGACCGACCCAAACAACGTGGCCGATGATGCGCACTCCTTGCTCCAAGTCTCCATTGGTATTCACTTCAATGGGCGGATAGGCTGGATTATAGCTTTTGAGCAGCATCTTGCCCGGCAGGGTGTCGATCATCTTGAGGTAAACCATATCTTCCACCCCGACGGCGTAGACCTGACCAGGGCGCGGTTCTTTTTGGCTCTGATCAATCAGCACGGTATCGTCGTTCTCGATCTTAGGCTCCATGCTATCACCAGCAACTCGCATCAGAACCATTTGCGCCGGGTTTCCCCGCCTACTCAGGAACTCATTGCGAAAGGCATAGCGTCCGTTGACTTCACCACTAGTCTCGAATGAGCCTGATCCTGCGGCCAGGCGGGCTTGGACCAATGGGACCATAACCAGTTCGGTTTCATCCACGCAGACACGAGTATCATCGGCTGGGGCTCTCCGTTTCATTGAGCCTTCCCCAAACAATAGCCATGACTCGGAAATCCCATATTTGGTGCGCAATACCGCGATGAATTCAGAATCGGGCTTATTGGCGTTGCGCTCGTAACGGCTCAACGAATTCTTATGCACGCCGATTCGCTTAGCAAATTCTGCCTGCGTTAATTCCCCACGTGCAATCTTGATTCTTTCACCTAAAGAGGTGTCCAATTTCAACCTCCGAAGAAGGACAAGAAGTTGGACAGCCCAAGCGGCTATATATCTATTTGTATTTTCTTAATAAAAATACAAAATCACGTTTTTTCAACTTGGACACCAAAAAAGGTTGACCAAACACCAAAAACGAGATTAGAACAAAAACCGTGGGCAGTCATAAAAAAGACCATTTAGCAAATGCACTCTAAATGACACCGCCCAAGGGGTCAACATCTGACCCCGCACCCGTTTCGGACAGCAACCTGCAACCCAGCGGACAGAACGACACATGCGGCAGTTATCCCTTTTCGAGACCGACCAGAGCGCCGAGCTAGCCATGTTGATGGCCAACGTAAAGAGCGCCATGAACCGTGCCGCCTCGCGGTGCGGCCTGTCGCGGGATGAAATTGTGGACCGCATGAATCAAATCGCTCGGAGCGCCGGGATCAGCCTCAGCCGGGGGAATGCCAAGAGCGTCACGCTGGCTACGCTTGAAAAGTGGCTTAACCCCGCCAACACGGAACACCAGCCGTCAATTCTGGCGGTGAACGTATTCTGCACAGCCGTGAAGAGCGTCGAACCGTTGGCCGCAATGCTGCGCCCCCACGGGTGCGGGGTCATGACCCCACAGGACAAAAAACTACGTGATTACGCCGACGCAATCCTGGCGGAGCGTGAAGCAAAGAAACGCAAGAAGCAATTGGAGTTGAAGCTATGACCATGAGCACAAACATGCTTGCCGGGATGGGGACCGGCCGTAACCGGAGGCCTTACTTAATCAAGGAATGGATGTTCACGCGGGGACTGACCCAGAACGACATCCGTGACCGTCTTGATCTCAGTCAGTCCGTGGTTTCCCGGACGATCATGGGCAGCGCGAACAACCGACGGGTGCTGGCCTACCTGCGGGATGAAGGGTGCCCTGTTCATGTACTGGCATTGCCCGAAGACATGAAAGTCTAGAACGATGAAAGACGCATACACCACAAAAGAATTAGCCTGTACGCTGAGGACGACGGAGAGGACCGTTAACCGACGTGCCCAACGCGAAGGTTGGACCTCTCAACCACGCCAAGGCCGAGGCGGCGGCAAGGAATGGATCGTCACCGGCCTCCCGCAAGACGTGCGAGCCGCTATAACCTTGCATGAGGCCAGCTCCAACACTCCGGCTCTGCCCGCCCAGGATGTGGTTATTCCCGACTGGGCTCACCAAGTAGGCATGGCCCGTTTTCGGCTGGTCAGCGAATGGCGGCAGTTCGTCGGGAAGAGCAAGTCCACCAAGGGGCGGGCGACCAAGGCTTTCCTCCTGGGTATCAACGCCGGGCAGATGCTCACCAAAGAGCATGAAATCCTCGGCGACGTCTCGGACAAAACGCTCTACCGCTGGGATAAGAAGCTGCGCGACAACGCTGAAGATTACCGCATCCTGTGCGATCGGCGTGGCAAGTGGTCGAAAGGCGGCAAGAAGGGGCTTGGGCAACTCGGGCTGGAAGCCGAAAAGGTGTTCCTCGGTTGCTGGCTGACTCCCAACAAGCCGAGCATCGCCCTGGCCTATGAAACCATGAAAGGCATTTTCGCCAAGCGCGAAATCAGGTTGCCGAGCTACCGCTCTGTCGTTCGATTCGCCCGGCGTTTCGACGAGGATCACCACGATCTGGTTGTCCTCAAGCAGGAAGGTGAAAAGGCGCTCAAGGACAAGGTCGGGCCGTATATCGCCCGCAATGACAAGCTCCTGTCTGTCGGAGACGTTCTTTTTTGTGACGGCAAGGTTCTCAATTTCCAGTGCATACATCCGACAACGGGTAAGCCGTTCCGGCCGACGCTCATCTGCTGGTACGACTGGCGGTCCCGCATGCCGGTTGGTTGGGAAATTATGCCCTCGGAAAACACCATTGCCATCAGCTCCGCGCTACACATGGCGATCGGCACCCTCGCCCAATACCCCCGTTGCGTTTACATCGACAACGGCAAGGCCTTCCGCGCCAAGTATTTCAACAATGTTGACGCCGACTTCGACGAACTTAACGGCCTCTACGCCCGGCTCGGTATTGCGGTGCAGTACAGCCGTCCTTACGAAGCCCGGACCAAGATCGTTGAGCGCTTTTTCCGCACCTTTGATTCGCAGTGTGAAAGGCTCCTGCCGAGCTATGTGGGCAACTGCATAGACAACAAACCCGCTTGGATGAAGCGGAACGAGAAGTATCACGAGGCGACACACAACGAATGGGTGCCCACCCTGCGCGAGGCCTCCGAAATTTTCCGGTTGTACGTCTGGTGGTACGGCCAGCAGGAACACGATGAACTCGGCGGCCAGCGCCCCTTGGATGTCCTGCACGCGGGCATGGGTGACGGCGTAGACCTTACAGAATTGGACCGCCACTTCCTCTTCCGGCAGAAAATCCACCCCAAGCGCTGCGGGTTCACCATCGGCAATGTCCGGTTTGAGTCCGACGCGCTGTACGGCCTGAACAAGCCGCTGATGGCGATGTACCGGTGGTCCGACATGGCCGAGGTGTATCTGCATACCCTCGACGGCGAACGGATCGGCACGGCCCGGCCCGTGGAAGCCCTCCACCCGCTCGCCCGCATGTTCGGCGACGAGCTTGACCTCATCAAGGTGCAGGAAGCCAACAAGCGCCAGCGCCAACTCAAGTCCGCCACCATGAAGATCGTGAAGGCCTTCGACGCGGAGGTCGGCGAAAGCGGGCTCCAATCATTGCCGTGGATGAAGCAGGAGAGCGTGCCGCTCAAGGCCGTCCCCAAGCCCAAAGCCGTCCAAATCGAACCCGGCATGGACGAAGCTGAGAAAGAGCGTCTGGAAGCTCTCCAAGCCAGAGTCAGGCACCTTCCCTCAACCACCTTGGAAATCCCGGATTTTTTCGCCTCCGAATTGGAAAAATACGAGTGGTGCTTCGAGCAGGCCGTCAAGAACGGACGCGACCTACCCGACGAATACCAATCTTTCATGACCGCCTACGAGGCCTCCAAGGAATACGAGACCGCCACGGGCGCACGTTTTGATCAACTGAAGCAATTCTACCAGCAACAGATAGCGAGGTAACACATGCGGCGAGACATCTTTATCGCAACTGGAAACGTGGCGAAGCTGCGCAAGTCCCTGAGTGCCCTGAGCGACACGGAACGTGGCCGCCCCGGCATCGGGGTTATCCAGGGGGAGGCCGGACGCGGCAAGACCATGGCGGCAAAGGAGTGGCACACCGTCAATGGCGGCATCTTCCTGCGCGTCCTGGAAGGTTGGAGTCAGTTCGGTTTTCTTCAGGAGCTGGCGTTTGAGGCCACAGGTGACCGCCCTGGCAACACGGCGAAGTGCCGCACGAGCATCATGAGTGCTCTGAACGAATCCCACACGGCCATCATCGTGGATGAAGCGGACCGGTTGCATATGGGCCGCATCGAAGACTTGCGGGACGTCCACGACATGACCGGATGCCCCGTGATCCTGATCGGCGAAGAGGGGTTTTACCCGAAGCTCCACGCCCGCCGCCGTGTCCACTCCCGTGTGGTCGACGTTGTGAATTTCGACCCCATCAGCGCCGAGGACGTAATGCTCTTCGCCATGCAGGCCGCCGCCCTGGAAGTCACGCCGGAGGCCTGCCATAAACTGGCGCTGTTAGCCAAGGGCAGCTTCCGCGTGGTGTACGGCTACATCCTGCACCTGGAGGACTACGCCAAGGCCCAGAACACCAACACCATCGACGCCAAGGCCGTCGAAGCCCTGCGCATCGGGAGGGCCTAGTAATGCTGTCTCCCGACATGGACAAGCTGCGCGGCGTGGTGATCGGCCTGAGCGAGGGCGGCAAGAAGGAAATCAACAACGCCCTCGTCTTCCAGGCCTTGGCCTTGGAAACCGAGCCTGAGAAAGCCCGTGTACGCCGTCAGCTCGACGGCATGACGCGCCAGAACGAACTGACCCGCATCAAGCCCGGCCACTACTCATACAATCCCAAAGCTCCCCAGCGAAGGGGCGAAGGCTATATCCGCATGTGGCGGGCCGTCCGCTCCTCAACCGGCTCCTTCGGCATCGCCGAAATCGCCGCCGTGTCGCATGTGGATATGTCCTCGGTCAGCAAGTACCTCAAGCACCTGCTGTCCATCGGGTTGGTTCGGCGCAACGGCAAGAAAGGATTGAACCTTCTCTATTCCACGACTCCTTCGGGCCGTGACCATCGAGAAACCCCGTACCCGACCGTTGCCCCCCGCGATCCCTTTGCCAACGAACGGGCCGCCATGTCCCGGCTTGCCCGCGTGTTTTTTGAAAAAGACTTGTATTCCGCCCCGGCCCGTCAGGCTGTGGTCAAGGAATGCAGGGCTATCCTTGAACGTTTTGACACCCAAATTGAGGAAGGAGGCTCCAAATGAACGAGACCGGACGTACCAACCATAACATCGGATGGAATTCCGACGGCGCGATCAGCGGCAAGGTGATGAATTGCGCAGCTCGTCTCCGCGAACTGGCCGACAAGCTCCCCGGCGACCTACGCGTCGAGGCCAACGAGATCGCGTCGGATGTGGCTGCTGAAGCCCTGCGCGTCAACGGCCTGGAAGAAATGGCAATCAATTAGGAGAAACCATGGAAAACACTGCCACGGAAAACGGTTACTGGAAGGATGCCAAAGGGAACCTTGTTGCTCCCGAAAACATCCGGGAATCCGACAAGCTTGCGGACTCCATTGTCCGGGAGCTGCACGGCAAGGCCAAGAAAATCAATGCCGATATTGTAGCGTTCAAACAGAACGCCCTGGACGATATCCGCACCCATCTGGCCCTCGTGGTCGAGAAGTACGACGTCAAGCTGCGCGGCAAGAAGGGCAACCGCGTCCTGTACTCCTTCGACGGAGCTATCAAGATCACGATCAACATTCAGGACCGGATCAAGTTCGGTGAGGAGCTGGTTGCGGCGGAAGTCCTTATCAACGAGTGCATGGCCGAATGGACACACGACGCCAATCCGAACCTGCGCACCATCATCGAAAAGGCCTTCCAGGCGGACGCTGACGGCAAGATCAGCGTCTACCGCGTCCTCGACCTGCTCCGCCTGGAAATCGACGACAAACGTTGGCGCAAGGCCATGGCGGCCATCAAGGACAGCATCCGAGTTATCGACAGCAAGGAGTATGTCCGCGTCTACGAGAGGGACGAAGACGGCGAATACAAGGCACTGCCTTTGAACATAGCGGTGGCATAGGGGACGGAATGAAGACGCTCTTTTACATCCTCTGCCTGATGGCATTCGCTGGTGGCTTCTCATACTCCTGGAAAGGTTTCCACGAAATGGTCAGCGGCTGGTTTGGCTGCATGCGGTACACCTATGACGTGGTGATCTGGAGGCACGACGAAGAAGAAGTCGTGAGGCATCGGCTGCGCATACACAGCGCCATAGATGCAGAAATTGAGCAGCGGATCGTACTGTACTTTGTTGACAGATATCCTGAGTACGTTCCCTTTTCCGTCGTATCCATCTCTCTCGTCAAAAAAGACTCCGTCATAGCTCAGACGTTCTGGAAATGGCTTTATCGCGCCTGCACCCGAACAGCGGATGACGCAGTGCGTGAATGGAAAGATAAACACGGGCTGGCCGTGTAACCGAACCGCCTAACAACCTGGAGAAATACACCATGACCAAATGCGAATTGATTGCGAAAGTGGCCGAGGAATCCGATCTGTCGAAAGCCCATGCGGAGCGAGTGGTGGAAGCCTTCCTCGAGAACATCAAAGACACCCTCTCCGGTGGCACCAAGGTCACCCTGCGTGGCTTCGGCACTTTCAAGGTTGAAGAACGCAAAGGCCGCGTTGGCCGTAATCCCAAGACCGGTGCCGAGGTCATGATCCCGACCAAGAACGTGGTCAAGTTCAAGGCCAGCAACGAACTGAAGGATGCTGTTGCGTAGCGCGAAACCGCTCCTATCTCGGAGCGGTCGTCGGGGTGTGGCGATCCCAGCCTGATGAGCAGCCATACAGGTAACTATATGTCGAGCATGAAAGCCCCTCTCCGAATCCCGTCCACCAAGGGGAAGAAGGCATGGCCCCTGCTTTCCGTTTTTCCCGGCGACTACGGGAAAAACTGGCCTAACTACGGGGGGAGGAAAGATAATTTCCGTTTGCAGATCGGCGACTCATTCTACACTCGCCCGGACGAACGCCGGAGCTTCCTCAGCCCTGCCGAACTGGGGCAGGTGCTTGGCCGAAGAATTGCCGAGGCCTTCGGCGTTGCGGCTGGCGTTGTCACTGACGGCACTGTGCGGGTCAACCTCTACCTCCCCCAAGGCGCAAAGGTCTGGTACCGCGAAGGCGGCATGCTGCCCGAGGCCGAAATGATCGGCGCACCGCCTCGCCTGAATGCTGACGGCGTGTGGATGGTTACCCTTGCATATTCCAGAAAGGCCGTGCCGGTGACAACAGTCAGGCCGCGCACGGAATCGTTGGCGGAATGCTCTATTGAGCCAGAAGAGAGCCTAGAGGGCTATACCAATGATTAAATATAACCCCTTGAAGAGGTTGGCTATACTGCGAGAGCATCCATCGGGGCGGTTTGAAATACTGAATACCACAATACTATTCGCTTCGTCTGCCTATTTGGCTGGCGATCAGAGAAACCAAGGCTCCGAACATAACGTAGCCGAGCATAGCTTCAATGCAGATAAGGGTAAGCTCTGTAGAGTTGTGGGCTTTGGAATCCACAAAGCCGAAAGAGGTGAAGGCCATAATACTGGTGACAAGCGAGTCGTGAACATGCAGCAGGTCAAAAATTGCCCAAAACACGTACAGGACGGCTACACACCATCCGAGCAATTTGAGCCACGAGCGTCCGCAGTCCGTGAGCAATTTCCACGACCAGTATTTTACGGGATGTTTCTCTTTGGTCTCTTCAATGTAGTCCAGGTCCTTGACGTGCTTGACGAACCGTTGGCTGCCAATGCAATTGGTGACGTTTGCACACCTGCAAATCATTTTATCATCGAATTCAACGCCGTAGAGAATGGCCCCAGACAAATCTGTCCAAGAGAGGTTTGTTCTTTTGAGGATAGCCCCCCCAAGGTTTGCCTGCTTAAGTCTTGCCCTATGAAGATTCGCCCCTTCGAATCTTGCCTTTTCAAGGATCGCCTTGTTGAGGTTCACCCCTCGGAGGTCCGCTCCTGTGAGTTTTGCATCAATGAGTATGGCCCCCTCAAAGTTTGCACCAGGAAGGACCGCCCCTTCGAGTCTTGCCCCCCCGAGGTTCGCTCCTTTGAAGTTCACCCCCTGGCAATTCGTCCAAAACGAGAGAGGTCCCCAAAGGGACGAATCTTGAATGTCCGTTTGATAGCAAGCCTCTCCGAATTCCACTCCCTTAAGGTCTGCCCCATAAAGATCTGCTCCTTCAAGGTTCGCTCCCTTGAGGTCTGGCTTTATGAGGCCCGGATTCTTTTCGCGCCACGCATTCCAGACTTCAACGCCTTGTTTCAAAATTGCCAGATGCTCAAGATTTGCCATGGGAAAGCCCTCCAACGTGAATGTAAATTTGGGAACTTGGCTTATCGGCAGAATGATTCGGAAGTGGCGGGAATGTCAATTGGACCAACTGTATACCTGCGCACGACATAAACACCCCCAACGGATAGCACCATGACACAAAAACACAACCAAAATTGGCGCAATGGCCTACTCGCCAAAATCCATATAGCCAAAAAGCAAATGCCGGAAATGGACGACGAGACTTACCGCGCCATCCTCCATAAACGATACGGCAAGACCTCGGCTGGCAAGTTGACCCAACGAGAGTTGGCCGACTTCGTCAGCTACCTGGAAGACAAGGGCGCGGAGTTCACCAACAGCCGCAAGCGGGCCAAAACGCCCCGTAAGGACTTCTACGAAATCCCGGACGGCACGCCCCACGCCAAGCAGAAGCGCTGGATCGCGGCCATGTGGAACGCGTTGGACTGGAAGATGTCCGGGTTAGACACGCGCTGCGCCTCCCAGTTCGGCGTGGACAAGTTTGTCTGGCTGAACGACCAGGGCGCATTGCAAACGCTCGCCAAGGACCTGATCGGGCGCTGCCAAACAAAGGGAATTGATCCCTACTATGCACAACCTGCGAACTGACATCGAGGCGCGGTTCGGCTCGGTGCACAGGTTCTGCCGCCTGCATCCGTTTCTGAACCGCGCCACGGTCTACATGGTCCTGGCAGGAAAATACGGCGGCAACATCGAACGGCAGACCCGGCGCATACGGGACGCGCTTGAGGGCCAGGATGACGAGAAACGGATCATGGAAACGATCAAGGCCACAGCCTGCGCGCGGTGCAGCGTCACCGGCAAATGCAACCGATGTGACGCCCTGTTCACCGCCCAGGCAAAGGCCGTTACGCAAATTTTCTCACGTTGACTGTCACGGAGGCTAAAACATGACCACACGACACCTGAAAGAATTCGCGGACCTGTACGGCAAGGGCTTCCGCCCGTACCACGGCGAGATCCTGCCCGGCGTGTACGAGGAATTGGGGTGCAAGGAACCGAAGAAGGCATACTGGGTTTGCAAGTGGCCGATCCTGTACTGCTTCGGTTGCGGCGAGCGTTGCACACCTAAGGCTCCTCACGGCTTCCAGGTAATGCTGCCTGAAAATCCGACCGGCACCGCCAAGTTCTCCATCTCCCCGGCTGAGATGCTGGCTTCCAAGCCATTCTTGCGGGCCGATGAAGCCGCCTATTGTTTATGCATCAGCCAAAGCCAAGTATACGCCATCACGGCGGAGGGAAAACTCATACGCCATTTGGATAAACCCTTTCGGGTGACCTCGGAAAGCGTTAAGGAAGAAATGAATCGCATTGATTTATAAGGAGGTTCCAATGCAAATACTGTTGTCTCTCGTCTGTCTCGCCGCACTTCTTGCTGCAATCCTCGGCCTCATAAAACCCGCTATGGTGCTATTTTTCGTCAAGCCTGAAAAGCAAACAAGGCTCAAGGCCTTTGGCCTTTACGCGGGCGTGTTTGTCCTTGGCATCCTTCTGCTTCCCACGGTTACCAAACCGGACACCTCAGATAAATACCTCGCGCAACTCAAAGAGGACGCCAAGCAGACAGAGCAGGCCCAAACGCAACCGCCCAAGACAGAAATGAAAAAGGCCACTCCAGAACAGATAGCCGCAGACCGTGAGACTGTGCGCGGCCTATATTCTCAGCTCATGCAGTTCAAAGACGATACCGAATTCCACCAGAAGGGCTTCGGCGCGGGCCTTCCGTATGCCCACAAATGGCTTCAGAATGTGAAGGAAGTGGACTCCCGTATGTCGCTTAAAAAGGGCTATTCCCTGGCTCTAGCGTCTAGCGCTGGCTATCTACAACAGCTTGGAAAGGAATATATTCGAAGCCACGGCCAGGAGAATCAGCAAACACGCGACTTCCGAAAGTTCGTTGAAGAGGGCCTAAACAAATAGTGGAACGTCCCTTCCAGCACCCGGCCTCGTGAAAGCATCCTCAACGGGTGCTTTTTTATTTCCGTACCGCCTCGAAGTTTATAACTAGGGGCGGTTTTATTTTGATCATCCCCCTTCTTTCCATGTAGTTACAACAACGGGACCGGTTCATTGGATCTTGTTAGATCGTGGACAGGGCAAGAGAAAACGTATACCCGTTTGCTGAATTTGATTCGGTATGTTGCATTTTAAGAGGAGCTATAATGAGGAAAATTACTGCGATTGGTTTGACAATTCTTATTCTCTTTGCCGCCGGTTGTGCGACTGCGGGAAAACATCGGGAAGCTGTTCGCGATGACACGGGGGATAAACTTACCGTTGGGACAGTTCAAAAGGAAATTAAAGTAGGCATGTCCAGCGCTGATGTTGTCAGCATACTAGGCTCACCAAACATGGTGACAACGGACTCAAAGCGCAGAGAGGTTTGGGTCTATGACAAGGTTTCCACGGAACGAGTTTATTCGAAATCCTCCGGCGGAGTGAGCGTACTTGGTCTCATCTTCGGAGGAAGTGGTGGAGCGCTTGGAGGCGGAAACTACAACGGCGACAGTGGGGCCGCCAGCTCCACACAGCGGACTCTGACCATTATTATTAAGTACGACGAAGATGGACTTGTTCGCGACTTTGCATACAGGCAGTCCAGTTTCTAGAGGATGATATGAAACGGCTATTTTCAATATTAATTTTGGTGTTGTTGACAGGGTGTGCCCCCAAAATTCCCCAAAAAGCACTAGAACTCCCCCCGGAGTCCTTGGCAAACAGGCAGTTGCAAACCCGAGCATACGATACGGGGAATGAAGAAGCAGTGCTTATTGCTTCCAATGCGGTGCTACAGGATTTGGGATTCAACCTTGACGAAACCTCCGTTGAACTTGGTGTCGTTGTTGGCTCAAAGAACCGCGACGCCAGCGACGGAGGGCAACTCTTCATGCTCGCCCTGCTCGGAGGCCTTAGTCAAAACCCAAACCTCGTAAATTCCGCTGATGCCACACAGATGGTCAAGGCTTCATTGGTGGTTCGGCAATTGGACCAGGATGGAGAGACTCAAGACACCGAGCTGACACCTGAACGTATAGCTGCAGTGAAAGAGAAAGTTCACGATGCCCTTTATGAAGGACTTCTAGAGACCTTCCCGAAGGACACCTGTGAAAAGATTGCCCGCAAAATGGCGGAGGACACTGCGGATACTCTTGCCAACGACTTGGACACACTCCTTTCGGTCAAAGAGTCGCCAGGTACTACCGCAGTGCGCGTCACTTTCCAACGTGTGATCTTCAATTCCATGGGTCAGATCAACTCCCAGACTCAGATCAACGATCCGACTGTGTATCAGGAGTTCTTTGAGAAGCTCTCGAAATCTCTTTTCCTTGAGGCCAATAAGATATGAATAAACGCTCACTTCTTTTCGTTCTCGTTGTTATGCTCTTGTCCGGCTGTCAAACAGCCCAAAAGAATATTTTGGACAGTGACGGTGAATCTCAGGTCAAAATGCGGTCGATGCAGACACGCTATTTTGAAACTGATGACAAGCGGCAAACCTTGCAAACAATCATTGCGACATTGCAGGACTTGGGTTTTGTCATAGACAAGGCATCCTATGACTTGGGTACGGTTTCCGGGACCAAACTCGATGGCTATAAGGTGCGCATGACCGTTGTTGCCATTCCGCGAGGCGACAAGCAAACAACCGTAAGAGTCAATGCGCAATATAATATTGAACCAATAAGAGACCCCATCATCTATCAACAATTCTTTGACGCTTTATCAAAAGCGATGTTTCTAACAGCTCATACCGAAGAGTAAATAATAAATGCCCCCGGCTTGGATAAAGCCGGGGGCTTTTTTTAATCCACAGCGCCCACAGATTCCTGCACCATCTCAGCCTTACCGATAGCATTCTCCCTGTAATCGTCCGAGCGCCTTGCTTGGACCCTACGCCAAACAGGGAGAGATCATGCACAAGAAAAGCGTCACCATCGTCCGGGTCGATCACGGCCTCGACGGCACGTTCGGGCGTATGTTCCTGCCCGGCGGCACGGACCGTGTTAGCGCGGAGCCGCCGTGGAAAGACAACCGCACGGACGTGTCCTGTATTCCCCCCGGCAAATACGAATGCGAAATCACCGAGTCGCCGCACTTTGGGCTTTGCCCTGAAGTCCTGAGCGTACCGGGCCGCACGCACGTCCGCATGCACGCGGGCAACTGGGCCGGTGACGTGGAGGCGGGCCGCCGATCCGACTCCGAGGCCTGCATTCTGCCCGGCCTGCGGTTCGCCACGCTCAAAGGGCAACCCGCCGTAGCCAGCTCCCGCGCCACCTTGGCCGAACTCATGAACGCCGTCAGCAACGGCGATCCGCGCCCCGGCGTCCGATTCGACCTCGAAATCATCGACGCCACCGGCGAGGCCGGAAAGGAGTGGGACAATGGGACTCGGTAGCCTCCTCACCGGCGCACTCAAATTCATCCCCGGCATCGGGCAGATCGTTACCGCCGTGGAGGGCGTGGCGACCATCGCCGGTGCCGTGGGCGGCGACACCGGCAAGAAGATTCAGGACGGCGTGACCATGATCACGGACGGCCTGAAGGAAGCCGAAGCCAAGCCTTTGACCGGCGAACAGCAGCTCGCCCTCAAGGAAGCGGGCCTCGCCACCACGGTCAAGCTCCGGGAACTCGACCTGAAGGACGTGGAAGGCGGGCGCAAGCTCGCCAAGGCAGAGATCAACTCCAACGACGAATACGTCCGCCGCACCCGGCCCCAGCTCCTGCGCTGGTACGGCAAGGGCACCTTCCTGCTCATCTTCTCGTGCGTGGGCGTGACCTTTGTTTCCGCCTTCTCATCGTCCGTCAGCAAGGACGAGGCCGCCTTCATCATCGACGTGCTCAAGTGGGCTCTGCCTTCCGTCTCCGGCACGTTCCTGCTGATGTACCGGAGCTACACCGGACGCCGCACCCAGGAGAAGCTGGGCGAAATGGGCATGCAGCCGGAAACGGCCATGGACAAAGCCATCAAGCTGTTCCGGGGGTAGGCTGTGGATTTGCAATACATCGACCTCGCCCTGCGCATAGTCCAGATCGTCGTCCTGCCCATTCTCGGTGTGCTGCTCAAGCTCCTGCTGGACCAACGCAAACAGCTCTCCGAACTCGACAAGCGGGTGACCACAACCGAGGCCTGCTTAAAGAACGTCCCCAGTGAAGAGGCTCTCCATGATCTGGCCCTGACCATTCGCGGTTTCGGCGGAGACCTCCGCGTCGCCGTCGAAAAGATCGAAGGCATGGACCGCATCGTGGGCCGACTGGAAAATGTCGTCACCCGCCATGAAGACTACATGCTCAATGGAGGAAAATCATGAGCTACGGAAACGTCGTGGCCAAGCATCTGCGCCTTACCATCCTGCGCCTGCTGGCCGAAGAACCCGACTACACCCTGAATGACAGCCTGATCCGCGACATGGTGCCGGAATATGGGTTCCGCCCGTCGCGCGATGTCATCCGCACCCAGCTCGCGTGGCTTGACGAACAGGGGCTGGTCGGCGTGGCCGAAAACGGCGGCTGCCGAGTCGCCCATCTGACCGAACGGGGCGAGGAGGTAGCCAAGGGCTACGCCACCGTCCCCGGCGTCAAGCGCCCCTCCCCCGGAGGCGAGTAGCGTGGAACGCACCGGACGTGAATATCCGCCCGAAACCGTGTGGGAAGCGCAGGAACTCTATTGCGTGGCCCGCCTGACGTTCGAGAAGGTCGCCGAGGAAACCGGGGTGGCCGCTTCCACGCTCAAGCGCTGGGCCGCGACCTACGACTGGCGCGGCAAGCGGGAGAAGCTCGCCCAGGCCGAGGCCGACCTTGCCGCCGACACCATCCTGGCCCGATCCGCGATGCTCAAGAAGCTCATCAAAAGCAAGAATGCCCAGGACGGCTTTGCGGTCTCGGCGCTGGAAAGCCTCGCCATGAAACAGGCCGAAGCCGCCCGCGCCCAGAAGCTCATGAGCGCGGCCAAGCAGAACGAGCTGCGTCCGATTCGTACCAAGAAGGAGGCGGTTGCCGCGTTGGAGCAGGTGGCGGAACTCAAGCTGAACCGCCTCCTGCAAAACCCCGGCGAGCTGGACACCAGGGATGTCGCTGAAATCGACAAGATATTCGGCATGATTGAGGCCATGAAGCCCAAGACCGCCCCGGACAAGTCCGAGTCCAAGCAGCTTGATTCCAAGACGCTCGAAGCCATCCGGGAGCAGGTCTATGGCCTCTAAGCCTGCTGTCCCGCTTACCGGGTACCAACGCCGGTGGGCGAAAGACCGTAGCCGGTTTAAAATCGGTTGCATCACGCGCCAAGGTGGCAAGTCCTTCGGTTCATCCCTGGAGGTGGTGGATGACTGCATGGAACGAAAGACCATGTGGGTTCTCCTCTCCGCCGGAGAGCGCCAGAGCAAAGAGTTGATCGCCAAGTGCGCGATGCACGCCCGCGCCTACAATATGGCGATTGACGAAATGGAAGCGGAGTTCAGGGCGCAGGACGGCACGGCCTACAAACAGCTTGAAATCGTGTTCCCGAACGGCTCCCGAATTGTGGGCTTGCCTGCAAACCCGGACACGGCTCGCGGCTGGTCCGCCAACATCCTGTTGGACGAGTTCGCCCTCCACCGCGATTCCCGCGAAATATGGAAGGCCATGTTCCCCACCGTGACAAGGGGATACCGCATCATCGTCATTTCGACGTTCAAGGGCAAAAACAACAAGTTTTACGACCTGTTCTACAACGCACCGACCCTGCAACGCTTTGAGGGGACGAACCATGAATACCTGGGCGAGCGCGGCGGTTGGAGCAAGCACCTGGTTACCATCCACGATGCCGTTGAGATGGGGCTGGCGCTGCACGACGATGAGGGAAACACGATCGAGCCGGAAGACCTTCGCCTTGCTCTGGATGATGAAGAGGCATGGGCGGAAGAGTACGAATGCGAGGCGTCCGACGAGGCCTCGGCGTTCTTGACGCACGACCTCATCACCTCCGTGCAGGATGTGAAGCTGAACGACAAGCCCGATTGGGCCGCCAAGTTGATTGAGGCCGCGCAGGCCAATTACGCGCTGTACAAGACGACGAAGGACGAGGCCATCCGGCCCCCGTCCCACATCCTCAAGGACGTCCTGATTCCCGGCGACCTGTACGTGGGCATGGACATCGGGCGCAAGAAAGACCTCTCCGTCCTCTGGCTCGATATCGAAGTCGCCAACGTGTTGCGCACCCTGGCCGTCATCGAAATGCACAAGATGCCGTTCTACGTGCAGCGGCAGGTTCTCTTCGCCATCCTCATGCACCGTGCCTTCCGCAGGGCGTGCATCGACGAATCCGGCATCGGCCTGAACCTTGCCGAAAGCGCGACAGACCGCTTTGGATCGAGCGTCGAGGGCGTCTCCTTCAGTGCCGCCAACAAGGAAGCCATCGCCAACGGGCTGAAACAAAACTTCGAGGACGCGGCCAGCGCCATCCCGGCGGGAAGCACGATCCGCAACTCCCTGCACAGCGTCAAGAAATACGCGACGGCGACCAAACATTTCCGCTTCGACGCGGAGCGTTCCGACCAGACCGGCCATGCCGATCACTTCTGGGCAAAGGGATTGTCCGTCCTGGCCTACTCCTCCCCGCAAAACGATGAAGAGTGGGATTTCTGCACCAGCGGCGCACCCGCCGCCAACGGAATCATGAGAGGATACTGATGCTCATTTACGACCATAGAGGCGACCCCATTGATTTCGGGGAGTCGCATACCGACCTAACCACCGAGTTCGCCACCCGGCTTGCCGCCGGCGCGGACGTGGGGACCTTCCTCGGCAAGCTCCCGGACCCTGACCCCGTGCTCCGCAAGCGCGGCGAATATGACAGCGTCCTAGACGATCTGACCGCCGACGATCAGGTTTGCATGGCGATCCAGAACCGCAAGCTGCGCGTGCTGAACAAGCAGGACTATGACTTCTCGCCGGGGCAGGCCAAGGGCAAGGACGTGGCTGCCGACGCGGCCCGGCTCTGCGACGATCTGGTAGCCGACCTGGAGGCCATCAACCTGCGCAATGTGTTCAGCTCCATGCTGGACGCGCCGTTTTACGGCCTGACCGTGCTGGAACTCATCTGGGAGCCGCGCGGCGGCAAGCTCCGGCTGGCGGATATCGTCGCCAAGCCAAGGACGTGGTTCGCCTTCGACGACAATAACCGGCCTGTCTTCTGCGGCGATACCTACACCTTTGACACGCCGCTGCCTCCGGGCAAGTTCGTGCTGGTTCGGCATTTCCCGACCTTTGAAAACCCCTATGGCTTGCGCCTCCTGTCACGCTGCCTGTGGCCCGTGGCCTTCAAGCGTGGCGGTATCGAATTTTTAACAAGATTTTGCGAAAAGTTCGGGCAGCCGTGGGTCCTGGCCTACGCTCCGCACAACGCGGATCGCGCCGCCAGGATGTCTATGGCCGGAGACCTTGCCTCCATGGTGCAAGACGCCGTGGCCGTGCTGCCCAACGGCGCAAAGGTCGAACTCGCCAGCGCCTCCGGCAAGGCCGGGGACCTGCATGAAGGCTATCTGCGCCGCTGGGACAAGGCCATATCCAAGGTGCTCACGGGGCAGACCCTGACCGCCGAGATGGACGGCAACGGCAGCCGGGCGGCCAGCGAAACCCACTACAGCGTGGCCGAGGACATGGCCGACGCCGATCAGTTCCTCGTGACCAGCGCCATGAACGATATCGCACTCGCCTACCGCGACGTGAACGCCCCGGCCAGCGTCATGGCCCCGGTCTTCGGCTACGACGAGCCGGAGGACTTCGACGCCCAGGCCGACCTGGACAAAAAGCTCCACAGCGTCGGCGTGCGATTCAAGAAGTGTCACTTCTCCCGCCGGTACGGGATGGGCGAGGACGAGTTCGACCTTGACGGCGAGACCGGTCACGGACCGGCGGACCACGCCGCATACATCGAATTCGCCGAGGCCCAGGACGCTCAGGACGTGATCGACAAGGCCGTGGCCGAGATCATCCCGCAGGCGGTCAAAGCCAACGCGGAGATTGCCACCCAAATTGAGAAGATCGTCCAAAGCGCCGAGTCGTTCGAGGACATGCAGATCATGCTGGCCGAGCTGCTTGGCCAGGACGCTGAACAGGACGAACTGACCGAGCTGGCGAGCCGGATCATGCTCAACGCCCAGGCCTTCGGGACCATGGCGGCGCAGGAGGAAGCCGATGGCTGACGAATGCGACATGGCCCAGGACATGGAAGCGCTGCACCTCAAGATGGCCCTGCAAAACGCCGGTTGTGCCGCGCCGTGCCATGAGGCCCTGCATTACTGCGCCGAATGCGATGCCCCCATATCAGAAGCCCGCCGCCGGGCCGTTCCAGGTGTGAGATTGTGCGTGCGTTGTCAGGAGGAAGCCGATGCCGGTCACCGTTGAACCGCTGGCCCCGACTGAGGCCATCAAATTCTGGAAGGGCAAGGCCCCGGTCTCCGTAAAAGACTTTGAGGCCATGGACGCCGCCGCCCGTACCCGCGCCTTTGCTGTGTCCGGCCTCGCCAAGATGGATCAGGTCGGCAGCGTACAGGCCGCCATCGGCAAGGCCACTGAGAACGGCGAGACCTTACGGGACTTCAAGAGCCACATTGGCGACATTATCGAACAACAGGGATGGACCGGGAAGAAGGCGTGGCGCATCGAAAACCTCTTTCGTACCAACGTGCAATCCGCATACATGGCCGGTCGCCATCAGCAGATGAAACGAGTCGCCAAGTCCCGCCCATACTGGATGCTCGTCGCTGTCCATGACCGGCGCACACGCCAGACACATCTTGCCGTGGACGGTCTGGTGTACCCGCACGATCATCCGTTCTGGCAGACATGGTACCCGCCCAACGGTTTTGCCTGTCGGTGCGTGGTGGTCACGCTCTCGGAGCGGCAGGTCAAGGCGCGTGGCCTCACAGTGCAGACTGATATACCGGACACTATCCGCGTGGTCGATCCTGCAACCGGCATGGAATCTTTCGTGACCCCGATCCCGGACAAGGGATGGGCCACCAATGTGGGAGAGGATTGGCTTTCCGGCCTCACTCCGTCCGAACTGGCCGAGGATCTGACCGACCTGCCCAACAGGCCTCTGTGCCGCACCGGCGATCACGCTACCGGGCCGATCTGCAAGCCACCTCTCAAAAGTCTGGACCCGCGTCACGTTAAGCGCATCGGGAAAAATGACATCCTGCCCAAAGGATTGAAAGACGAAGAATATGTCCGGGCATTCCTGAATGAGTTTGGTGTCAACAACCTGCACCAGAGCATCGTCCACAAGCTGGCAGGGAGCGTGCCGGTTGTCATCAGCAAGGATTTCTTCATCAGGGACAAAGGTAAGGGCGTGGGGTGGAAGGTCAAAAAGGAAGGACGCGAGCAGTACGTCAAGCTCTTGGCCAAGACCATCCTTGACCCCTTTGAAGTGTGGGAAACCACAGTCAATATCAAGGGCCGTGTCCGGCCTTGCCTGAATGTCCTGCGATTGTTCGCCAACACAAACGGCAAGATCGGCGGCTATGGCGTGTTCCACTTCATTGGAGGCCGTCAATGGCTGGCCGCAACCACGTTTACGCCAAAGCTCGGAATGCCCGAAAAAGATTTGCTGAAATATTTGGAAGGGAAACGAAACGGAAGGTTGCTGTTCAGGGAGAGCTGAAGTGTTCCGAGCCTCTTCAGCTAGCGACACCCTTGCTTCAACCCGGCCTCGGAGCCGGTTCAGGGTACGCCGCCGGTTCTCCCGTCCAGCACTGTAAAAATAGCCACAAAGACAAGGAGAGTCAACACATGAACAAATGGATCAACATCTTCAAAACAGGCACCCATACGGACAGCGCAGGCCGCACCCGCACATGGACCGACAACGATCTTGAAAAGATCACCAGCTATTACAGCCAGCGCACCGAAGATGCACCCGTGGTTTTCGGTCATCCAAAGGGCAATGACCCGGCACAGGGCTGGATCAAAACGGTCCGAAGCAAAGACGGAATTTTGCAAGCACAGTTTGCACAGGTTTCGGACACTGCCCGGATAGCCATGGATAATGGAGGCTACAAATACGGCAGCCTCAGCCTGACGCCCGAACTCAAAATACGCCATTTCGGTCTGCTCGGCGCAGTTCCCCCGGCGGTCAAGGGATTGGGCCGGGTCGAGTTTCGGGACGATGGAGGACTGACCGTAGACATCAATTTCAATGAGCCGGACAACCCGGCACCGGAGGAACCCGACATGACCAAGGAACTGGAAGCCAAACTCGCCGCCGCCGAAAAGAAGGCCGCAGACGAACAGGCAGCGCGTGAAAAGGCTGAAGCCGACCTGAAGGCCAAGGATGAAGAAACGGTCAAACAGGAAGCCGAGCGCCGTTCGGCGGACCACGCGGCCCGCGTGGACAAGCTCATTGCTGACGGTAAGCTCCTGCCCGCTCACAAGGACAAGGTCCTCGCCTTCTGCGAGGCCATGGACGGCGAAAACGGCGGCAAGGAAATGAGTTTCAGCGAGGGCGAGGGCAAGAAGCCCCTGACCGAGCATTTCCTGAATTTCATGGCTGACGGCAAGAGCCACGGCCTACTGCACGAGTTCAGTGCGCCGCCTGCCCAGGGCGAGGCCGTGACCGAAGACTTAACCCAGTACGTCTAAGGAGAATCATATGCCCATCAAAGGCAATCTCGGCACCATCAGTGCCGGAGGCGAACGCGCCCATACCGACCATCATCCCGCCGTCACCGGCACCGCCCCGGTAAAAGCGGACAACGGCGAATATCCCATCGGCCTCATCGTCAAGGAAGACGAGAACGGCGATTTGGTGCCGTACATCGGCGAGGCCGACACCGACACCCCCGCGGCCGTCATCGACGAACCCGTGGACACCGCCACGGAGACCTCGGCCTTCACCCTGGTCCACGGCACCGCCCGGCAGAGCGTCCTCAAGATCGGCGCGGACGGCGATCCGGCCACCGAGGCCGACATCAACAAACTCGCAACCATCGGCATCTACGCCGTCTAAGGAGCGACACGAATGTTTACCCAGCTCAAAGGGCTTTTCTCCCCGCAGGCCGTTGCCCTGCATCTCAAGGGGCTGCCCAAGATCAAGACCACCATCATGGACAGTTGCTTCCCTGGCCGCGCCCAGAAGCCGTTCGCCCTGGTCGGCATCAACGATATCCTGGATATCGTCGGGACCGCGCCCGTGATCCGTCGCGGTGGCCTGTCCACCCCTGTCGGCTCCGGGAGCGTGAGCATCAACATGATCGAGCCGCTGCCGGTCAAGCCGTCCAAGGACGTCACCGGCCAGGACCTCAACAACCTGCGCATGATCCTGGCCGAAAAGGCCAGCCTCGACGCCTGGACGCGTGACACCATCGCCTACCTGCGCGACACCTGCCGGTTTACCACCGAGGGCATCGCAGCCACGGCCCTGACCGGCACCATTTCCTGGCCCGTCAAAGTGGATGGAGGCTGGGACACCTACGAAGTGGAGTTCGGCACTCCTTACCGTATCAATCCGACAAAGCTGCTGACGGCCTCCGACGTCAAGGTTGCGGACGTCTACGAAACCCTCTCCGATATGGAGACGGCCATCCAGGACGGCGGCTATGGCGGCGAGATCGAATTCTTCGCGGGCAAGGCCGCCTATCAGGCCCTATACGGCATCGTCGAGGACTACAAGTCCACGGCCAAGCTCAAGGTTGAAGTCGGAGCCGGTTACATCAATGTCGGCGGCTACATCGTCAAGAAGATGTCCGAGAAGTACCGCAACCCGCAGACGGGCGAAATGGTGTCCAAGGTCCCTGCAAGCGAGATCGTGGCCTACGCCAAGGACGCCCCGGCCAAGATCATCTACTGCGCCCTGGACGATGTGGACGCCAAGCTCCAGCCGTACCCGTTCTTCCCCAAGCCGATCAAGCTGCCCGAGGGCAACGGCTACCGCATCATCGGACAGAGCAAACCGCTTCCGGCACGCTCTCCCAAGTCCATTTGCTGGGCAAAAGTCGTTTAATGCGAGATTCGCGCCCTGCCGTACTTTGTGACTCGGCAGGGCGCGTTATGCGCGGCCACCTGTTCGGACTAGTTCAAAACCAGTCCAAAACGCGAATGCGAGGCATCTGTGTACTGCGAAAGAGCCGACCTGACCGATTATGTGCTTGAGGCATACCTGACCGCCGCCGAAGGGCAGACCCCCGGCATCGTCGAAAAAACGCTCGGCAACGTGTCCGGCGAGATCGACGACGCCCTCCGCGCCCGGTTCGAGCTGCCGCTCACTCAGACACCGGACACCCTCAAGCGGATAGCCGCCGTCATGGCCTCCTACCGCATCGTGGGCGGCATCACCTCCCTCATGACCGCCGAGGGCGGCTCCAACAACGACTGGATACCGCTCCAGACCCAGTACAAGCAGGCCGTCAAAGACCTTGAGGCCGTCCGCGACGCCAAACTGAACATCGGCCTCAAGGAGCTGGGCCAGGAAGCCCGCACCGATGATTCCCTCATCGTCAGGACGCGCAAGCCCACCATCGACCTGGGGGGCTGGTGATGGGCGGTACATCTTTCAAGCTGGACTGGGGCGGCATGGACCGCATGCTCGGTCGCGCCACAGCCAAAGCCGCGAAAAGCAAAGCGGCCATGGAAACAATCGGCGAGGCTATGGCTTCTTCTACAGAGGAACGCTTCCGAACTTCGACGGCCCCGGACGGCACGCCGTGGGAACCCTCGCAGAGAGCGGAAAAGGAAGGAGGCAAGACGCTGGTGAACAAGAATGAAACACACCTCCGCCCCATCGGCTACGAGGCAAGCGCGGATCAGGTTGTATGGGGCAGTAATGGGCCTTTCGCCCGTATCCACCAACTGGGCGGCAAAACCGGGCGCGGTCACGCCGTAGAGCTTCCTGCCCGCGCTTTTCTCGGCATTTCCGAGGATGATATTGAAGAAGCCCGCGCCATCCTCGCCGACCACCTGGTGGGCATCCTCGGGGGCACCAAATGAGACAGATCGCCACCGACACCATCACGGCAGCCGCCGTTACCGCTGGCCTGCCCAAAAGCGCCGTCATGATCGAGCCGGACAAGGATGGCATCACGCTGCCGAACAAGCGCGTCGAGATTGCCTACCTTACCGAGCAGTATACCCGCACGGGCCGCCCGATCCGCAAGCGGGCCACGGTCGGCAAGGAGCGGACCCACCGCACCCTGACCCGCGAAAGAGAGGCCGTCCGCCTGCCGGTACGGGCCGCGATCCGCGCCGACGACGAGGCGTGGCTCAAACAGTTTTCCCGCCGTTTCGTGGCCGCGCTGCCCAAGCGTACCGCCGACGAATACGGCAACGCCGTCAGTGTGGCCGTGCAAAAGGCCGAGTATGGCGGCTTCACGACCAAGAAGGTGGAGGTCTTCAAGAAACGGTCAAAAGTCTTCCACATTATGTTCACCGGCATGACCACCACCGAAAACGAGATCCCGCTCATCACGAGCGTGACCATTACCCCCGACTACAGGGAGGCAAGCAATGAGCAAGAACAAGACTGAGGCCCCGCCGATGTTCCCCGTTGAGGAGCTGGCAAAGGACGCTGGAATTCCCGCGTGGGAACTCGCCGCGCTCCGCGTGGGCATGAACTGGGCGCAAGGCAAGCAGGTCTCCAGGACCGAATTCGACCACGCCCTGAACCGGTTGCGCACCCGCCCGCAGGGCGGCGGCGCTCTCTAGGGGGAAACCATGAATGATGTAATCGAATACCTCATTGACGGCACCAGCGGCCTCGCGCCGGGCGACGTGTCCGGCTCCGCCGTCATTGTCGGCGTGTGCTCCAAGGGCACGGTCGGCAAGGCCTATCTCCTGGGTAAGCGGAGCGACCTGACCGAACAGCTCGGCACCGGCCCCCTGGTGGACCGGCTGCGCGACATCTTCGCCACCGGCGGCCAGGAGCCGGTCGTCATCGCCGTGCCGGTCGCGGGGCTGCCCGGCGGCTACATCGGCAACGTCCGGCACACCGGCACCGGCCCGGACGCGACCACCAGCGGCGTGGCCGGTGCCAATACGGACGCCGTCGTGCAGATCGTGGTGGCCGGTCAGCTCGGCACCGCCACCTACAAGCTGTCCCTGGACGGCGGGAAAACGTGGGACAACGCCACGGCCACCCCGGCCAACGGACAGATCGCCCTGGGCGCATCCGGCGCTGTCCTGACCCTGGCCGAGGGTGCGCACGTCAAGGACGACGCCTATGCCGTCACGGTGCGCGGCCCCATCGGCCCGGTCAAACGGATCGGCGAAGGCCCGATGATCACCGTCACCGGCACGGTCAAGGCCGGAGCCGAGGTGGTCCTGCTGGTCACCGGCGCGGGGGGCCGCAACGTCGGCACCTACCAGCTCTCCGAGGACGGCGGCGACAACTGGAGTTCCATCCGCACCATCCCGGTGGACGGCGCGATCCCGGTCGCGTCCATCGGCGTGACCATCACCGTCCCGGACGAGGACCTGACCCTCGGCACCGAGTACCATTGCCGTCTGAACGCCCCGGTGCCGTCCATCACGGCGGTCATGGCCGCCCTGGAAACCCCGCTCGCCCTGTACGATCCCGAGTTCGTCTACATCGTCGGCCCCAGCGACGCCGTGGACTGGGCCGCCTGCGGCGTCCGTGCGGACGAGCTGTGGAACCTGCACCGGCCCACGTACATCAAGACCGAATTCCGGCTGCCTTATGATGGCGAGGACCTGAACGACTGGGTGGCGGCCTGGAAGGCCGAGCGGGCCAAGTATTCGCATCGGTTTGTGCAGTCCATCGCCGCGTTCGGCGAGGTCTCGGACTCCACGGGCCTGCGCAAGCTGCGCAATTGGGGCGGCCTGCAATGCGGGCGCGTTCTGTCCGTCCCGGTTCACCGCGCCACCGGCAGGGTCAAGGACGGCCCGGTCAGCCAGGGCACGCTGCCCGACGGCTGGGTGGAGATCGGCATCCACGAGGCCCTGGAAAGCGCCGGAGCCGTCTCCGCCAAGATGTACGCCGGGCTTTCCGGGGTGTACTGGGGCGATTCCCGCACCCTGGCTTCACGGACCAGCGATTTCCAGTTCGAGGAAATCCTCCGGGTGGTCTTCAAGGCGGTCCGCCTCGCCCGCATCGCGGCCCTCAAATCCATGTACGACGAGGCGGGCGACCCCACGCAGGAGGGCCAGGCCTCCGGCCTCGCCTACCTCAAGGGCAGCATCGAGAACGCCCTGGACACCATGACCAAGGCCAAGCCCAAGGAGCTGGTCGGGTACGTCATCGCCATCCCGCCCGGCCAGGACATCGTCAACAACGGCGTGGGGGTGGAGCAGACCCTGATCGGCGTGCCCATCATCCGCAAGATCAAGCTCTTCTCCAACTTCACCTATGCCGGGTCCAACTTCGATCCGCGCCTGAAGGAGGCCGCATAATGACCGTGAACGGCAATCTCTATGACTGGGAGTCCGTCGAGGTGCAGTTGCCGGGCGGCGTGGCCGTGGGCATCACCAACATCAGCTACAGCGATGAACGGCCCATTGAAGCCCGGTACGGCAAAGGCAACGTCCCGCGCGGCTATGGCCGCAAAAACTACAAGGCCACCGGCTCCATGGAGCTGGACCGCGACGAGGCGGAGGCCTTGCGCGAGGCCCTGGGCGGATCGGTTTACAACAGCAAGCCCTTCCAGATCGTGGTCAGCTACGGCAACGACGACATGCCCACGGTCACGGACACGCTCCCGGCGGTCAAGATCACCAAGAACGACACCAGCGCCGGGCAGGACGACGACAACGCCGGTGCCCTCAAGCACGACCTGACCATCCTGGCCCCCATCAAGTGGGGCGGCACTCCGGCTCTGTAAACCGGGACAACCTGAGAAAAGAGGATACCATGGCAGAAAAAGAGACCCCCAAGGCAACGGAATACATGGAGCTGAAGCACGAATTCTTCGACCGCTTCAAGGACAAGGACGTGAGCTTCAAGTTTCACTTCAAACGACCCTCCACGCCCCAGGTCAACCGGGTGCAGAAGACCGTGCTCAAGAACGCGGGACAGGCCTTTCGCAACCTGATCATGGAAACGGTCAACCCCGAAGAGAAAGACCAGCTCAAGACGGCCCTGGACGACTACTCCGGCCTCGCCTCCACCTTCGGCGGGGCGCTTATGGGTTCCTGCGGCTTCGGTGACCTGGGAAACTGATCCAGCGCAACCTGCAACAGATAGACGGGGACGGAATGACCCAGTACGCCGTGCTGATAAAGCACTGGCTCCACGAGTCGCCGTCCCCGTCCGTCGAGGTCTTTGCCCAGCAGGCTGCGCAAGCTGTGTGGTTGGAGAAGCGGTATAATCGGACCTCATCAGAAAAATAGATGCTATTTCTTTTTTCTTTTAAAGGTAGCTCCACAATTCGTACATTCACCATCAAAAACTGTCCAACGGTCACAGTTCGGACAGAATTTACCTCGACCACCTTTCCCACTGTTGGCGGGAACTTTCATCTCGTAACCACACTGAGAACACTCTCTTCCTGTGGGGGTTTTATGGAAAGTAGCTTCCCCGCAATCTGGACACATTTTACCAGCCATATTTTCTCCTTTTGAATAGGTACACGTTTTACCTTCGAACACACATACACACATACACACATTTGAAAAAAGAGCAAGCCCCATTTTCACAGCTTCCTAAATGAAAATCTCCATGGGCCCAAGATAGCCGCATGGAGATTTTCAGCGTCATAGCATCCATGTCCTTTGTGGACATGACCAACGCCCCTTTGAGAAAAATCACTGAACAGGGGGAGGTACCCTGCTAACTTATGTTTGATCACAAATTCGGAAAGCTAAAAGATACTCAATGTTTGCCATCTGAGTAGCTAATAGACCTTAACATCATACCCAAGAGCCCTAAGAGCCTTACTTGTTCTTCCATTACGAGGAGGCGCTATTTCAGGTCGAGCCCATCCTACAAGCTCTGCTAAAGAATTGAGTCCATAGTGGGGAAGGCGATATGCTTCAGTTCGCCCAGCTAAATAGAGTCGTTCCCAAAGGGACGAATCCTCGCCTTCATATAAAACAAAGTTCAACAAGCCTCGAACTCCTAACCCTTTATTATTCTTTTTATTCCAAAGCCAGTTGGCGAACAATGGGATGCGTTCTTCAAGAGAAAGTGATTGTAATTCAGGCTTCCCAAGGACTGCTAAAGAAATTTTGGAAATATGGTCGCGTGTGGCATGAGTGTAAGAGCAGATCGTAGAGAATTTGTTCTCATCCAAATGAAGAATTTTATCTTTTTGAAGTTCTTCCCGAATGAACGGAGCCTGCTCATCAAGCGTACGATCTTCGTGTGACGGTGGAGTGAGTGTCCCTACCCACCAATTAACAGCTTCTTGTAAAGCCTTTTGCGGATCGCTGTGATGCCGTTGGTAAAACTCCTCAAAAGGCCGACTCCCCCCATCAGAAACCTTATTGTAATAATATGCGTGGAGGAATTGATCTACTTGCCAGTTTATCGGTACATCCTCAGACACCCATGATGGTTTTGCATCCGCAAGTTGTTCGCCGATGCTCCGAAGGGTTGTAAGCGTACTCTGCCACTCTTGTCTGAAATTTTCTTTTCGTCTTTCTGGAGACTTTTTCTTGTCTTGGACAAAAGATAACCCACGCCATTCAGGTGTTTTTCGTTTGTCTTTACCTGTATCATTATTTGGAGCTCTCAGTTCTTCTATCTCTGTCAACTCCTGAATAACCTCCTCTGAAAGCTCAAAAGCAACATCTAAGCCTGTCAGCCTGTCGAAAAAAGATTCAAGTTGCAGCGCCATGCCGTCAGCCTGCAAATCTCCTTCACTAAGAAAAATGCCTGCCTCAACATTGTTCATCCAAGCTCTATCCGTAAGATTCGCAGACCCAATATATGCCCCATACCCTTTCCACCAGATGACTTTTGAATGAAAGCGGTCAGGGACAAGCTTACAAAAAATATTATTTTGATGATTGTCGAGCAGCTGCCTCAAAACAGGAATGGCAACAGGTACTGTGTGATCATATCGCATCCAAATATCGAGGCGTAATTTGTTCTGAATGCAGTTTCCAATTAAGTCATTATACTCATGTTTTATTGGCGATCCATAGGCAATGGCGGCGTAGACACCATCCACTTCCGTTTTTTTAGAAGGGAGAACATTTGATAAATATTTGCCATTTACGCCGTTCGCGATAAAATCCATAAATATCTCCTTAGTGTGGACAAAGAAAACAGCCACTCAAATCAAATGCTACCACTTTAGTTTTTTTATTCGTTAGTTAGCAAGCACCCTTCGCACAGTTTCCTGAATGCAAATCTCCATGCGGCTATCTTAGCCCCATGGAAATTTTCAGCGTCATGGCATCCATGTCCCTCGTGGACATGATCACCGCTCCCCTGAAGAATATCGCGGGGCAGATGCACGCCACCAACAACGCCGCCGCTTCCTTGAGTTCCCGAGCGTTGGGGCTGGCGAAATCGCTGTTGCCCATCGCCCTGGCCGCCGGGGTGCTCCTGGCGGCCCTTGCGCCGTGCATATCCACAGCAGCCGACTTCGAAGCGGCCATGGCGAACGTGGGCGCGGTGTCCCGCGCTACGCCCGAAGACATGCGGGCGCTCTCGGGGGCAGCCCGCGAGCTGGGAGCCACCACGGCATGGTCCGCCATGCAGGTGGCCGAAGGGCAGAAGTATCTCGCCATGGCCGGGTTCTCGGTCAAGGAGAACATCGCCGCGCTTCCCGCCGTGCTGAACATGGCGAGCGCCGGGGCCACCGATCTGGGCCGGGCCGCCGACATCTCGTCCGACATCCTGTCCGCATTCAACATGCAGGCCGCGCAAATGCCGCGCGTTGCCGACACCCTGACCGCCGCGTTCACCACTTCGAACACCTCCCTGGAGCTGCTTGGCGAGACCATGAAATACGTGGCCCCGGTGGCGGAAAAAGCGGGCGTGTCCCTGGAAGGCACCGCCGCCATGGCCGGGCTGCTCGGCAACGTGGGCATCAAGGGCTCGCAGGCCGGTACCGCGCTCCGCGCCATGCTCAACGGCCTCGCCGCGCCGTCCTCCGAGGCCGCCAAGTCCATGGCCGCCCTCGGCGTGGTCACCACGGATGCCGTGGGCAACCTGCGCAACCCCATCGCTATCCTCGGCGATATGGCGCGGGCCACGGAAACCATGGGCAGCGCCCAGAAGATGGCCTTCACCAAGACCGTCTTCGGCACCGAGGCCATGAGCGCCGTGCTGGCCCTGTTCGATCAGGCCGGGGCGGGCGGCATCACCAAGTACGCCGACCAGCTCTCCGCCGCAGGCACCGCCGCCCAAGTGGCCGCCCGGCAGAACGACAACCTTGCCGGAGACAACAAGGCCCTCGGCAGCGCCTTCGAGTCCCTGCAAATCACCATCGGTTCACTCTTTCTGCCCGCCATGCGGGCGGTGGCCCAAGCCGCCACCTGGGTGGTGCGCGGCCTGGACGCGATCGCCGCCAACCCGGTGGGCAAGTTCCTGTTGGTCGTCGCCGCCGTGCTTTCCGTGACCGTCATCGCCATCACGCTCATGTCGGCAGCGGTATGGGCCGGGACCGTCGCTTGGGCAGCCTTCAACGCCGTGATCCTCGCCAACCCCATCGGCCTCATCGTCCTGGCCGTGGTCGCACTCCTGGCCGGGCTCATCGCCCTGTACAACAACTGCGATACGGCGCGGGAGATCATGGACCATCTTGCCGCTGGATTCGTGATGCTGTGGGACAACATCAAGGCGGCGGCCTCTGCGGTCGGCGACTTTTTCTCCATCCTGTCCGGCGCGGGCATCATGGGCGCGTTCGCCTACTATTTCACCGACATCTACAACGCCGCCGGGGCCTTGTGGGACCGGCTGACCTCCCTGTTCGACATCGACCTGACCGAATCGGGCCGCAAGCTGTTCATGACGCTGGCGGACGGCATTAAGTCGGTCATCGCCATGCCGTATGATCTGGTCAAATCCGGCCTGGAAAAGGTCCGCCAGCTCCTGCCGTTCTCCGATGCCAAGGAAGGGCCGCTCTCGGCCCTGACCCTGTCCGGCACCAAGATCATGGACACCCTCGGCACCGGTATCCGCGCCGCCGCCCCGAACCTGCACGCCACCGCTACCGGCGCACTGGCGGGCGTGGCCGTGGCCGCCAACCTTGCGGTCGCCCCGCCTGCCCCTTCTTCCATCCAAGGACCGGCCCCGGTCCCGGCGTTCGCCCCAGCGCCGGACCGGGCCACGGTCCGCCGGTCGGGCAACACCATCACCATCCAGCATCTTTCCGTGACCCTGCCCGGCGTGCAGGACGCGGACGGCTTCATGGCGGCGCTCCAGCAGCTCGTGACCCAGCACGACGGTTCCGGCCAGGAGTCGGGAGGGTGGGACTGATGGACGGCATGCTGACCTTTTCTCATGGCGAAGTGCGCCTCGGCTCCAAGCTCGTGCCGGGAATCCTCAAGTCCCTGAACGTGCGCGGGGCCGTGGTCTTCGACGAGGCCGAGCGCGACGGGCTGTCCGGCAAGACCAAGACGCCCAAGGGGTGGGACGACAGCGCCATCACGCTGACCGTGGAGCTGCTTACGGACGAGACCACCTGCTACGACAAGCTCGCCGCCCTGGACGCGCTGTTCCGGGGTCACGACACCGCCGCGAATCCCCGCGTCCTGGACGTGGCGAACGCCCATGTCTCGGCGCGGGGCATCGAGCGCGTAGTCTTCGCCGGGCTGGATTCGTCCGAATCCGACCAGGACGACGTGATCCTCGCCACGCTCCGGTTCACCGAGCACCGCCCGCCCATCATCCGGGCGGAAAAGCGTGTCGGCACACTGGCAGTGAAAGTCGGCATCGGTCCCGGCCTCGACATATCCATAGGGGAGCGTTCCCGATGATTTCCGGCATCCGTCTGCATATCGAAATCGGCGGCAACGTCATCCAGCGCTGCCCCCGTCTGAAAATCCTGTCCATCCGGCACCGTCCGCTCGACATGGCCCGCGTCCACGTCCCCGATCCCGAGGGCAAGGCCGGGGACCTGTTCACCTACGGCGATCCGGTGCGCATCGAGTACGGCTATCGCGGCGGCGAGTCCGCCGTGTGGCAAGGAACCCTCCGCGCCCTGGAGCGCGTCTCCCGCGATCAGGTCCGCCTGACCGCAGACAGCTTGGCGCTGCCCCTGGCCAGCACCTTCATCACCGAGTGCTACACCGACGATTCCAGCCTTTCCATCGCCCGGCACATCCTCGGCCACGCGGGCCTGCCCCTTGGCCGGGTGGACATCCCCGACGAGATCATTCCGCGCCTGCCCGTGTCCACGCTGCCGGTCTGGCAGGCCGTGCTGCAACTGCTCCATTCCCTGCACCGCGCCTACGGCCACGACATGCGCCGAACCGCGCTCTGGCTCGGGGCCGAAGGCCTCAACCTCGGCGACTTCGACGAGCCCGGCGACGTGCCGGTCATCGCCACCGGCGAAAACCTGATCCGCCACCTGCCCGCCCACGCAAAAGACGGCCTCCATCAGGTGGAGACCGCCTTGCTGCCAGGCTTTTCGCATTCCCGATTATTTCATCTGATCGACTCCCGCCTTGGCATTGACCAAAAACTCCGCGCCTTGCACGTCAAGCATGCCATCACGCCTGAAAGTGTGCGGACGTTTATCAACTACGGAAGGGAGGGGTAATGGTCCATCGCTGTCCCGCTCAATTTGTATTGTTTCATCCCTTTATGATGTTCAACAGGATTTACCAATGCCACCTCTTTGAATTCATAGACATCATCATACGAATAAAATGTGCAAGATTTTATCTCGCCCGACAAGCAAGAAACATCCTGTGCTGTTTTTGCCAAAGTGAAGTCAATTGTATGAGTTCCTTTCGGAGTCACATCTTGCATATTGTTGGGCGAACCGAAGTAATCCCGCCCCACAATTTCGCAAAATTTAAGGCTTCCTTCTTCTATTGGAAGTTTTGCTCCTCCGTTAACGCTTATTGCCATTTTAAACATGTTTGCTCCTTGGGTGAGTTATATGCCTAAATCCAACCTGCTACACCTCATTCAGCGCGTTGTCGAGATCGCCATGCCCAACCTCCGGGCCTACTACCGCGTGGTGCGCAAGGCCAAGATCGTCGCCACCTACCCGGCTGAGGATGGCCGCTACTGGGCCGACGTGCAGCCGTTGCGCAATGATGAATCCGTGGACGAAAAGGAGCCGGTCGTTCCCCGCGTGGAAATCCCCATCATGTGGGCCGGGCCGAATCGCGGCGTGGTCTGCCCGCCGCTGGTCGATTCACTCTGCGACCTCGAATATTACGACGGCGACCCGAACTTCCCGCGCATTTCCAATTTCCGCTGGACCGGCAACGGCGCACCGGCCTGCGAGGTCGGGGCCTACGTGATCCATCACAGCGACGGCACGTACATCAAGATCGACGCGGCCAGGAACATCCTGGAGATCACTCCGGCCAACGCCGAGACCAGGATCGGCGGCGACAAGACCGTGGAAGTGGGCGGCAACAAAACCGAAACCATCGGCGGCGTCTGGACCATCAAGGCCCCGCTCATCATCCAGGAAGGCAACGTCCAATCCTCAGGCCCCGGCGGAGCGGTCGGCAATGTGAGCTGCAAGGCCCACACCGCCCAGGAGGGCAGCCTCCAAATGGTCGGTCCCATCGTCTGCACCCGCCTCACCGTGCTGGAAGATGCGGAAATCGGCGGCAGCCTGGATACCGCTGGAAACAGTCATGCCGGAAGCCGGAGCGGAGGGACGATATGAGGCTAAAACACAATCTTCAACAAACTTTGGGCGAGATCGATTGCTCCGGCTGGATTGCTCAATACGCCCTTCACAAGGTCTTTGATTGTTTCAGTGGTAGCCCCTTCAATGGCGGTGCGGAGCACTCCTTTCTTTTTTTCGGGAAAACCCATCGAAAGCAATCCACTGGTCAGAAGCTCGCGGGTGTTTTCAATGTCGAACTTGACCGTCACGGTGTTGAGGATAGCGGAAAGGCCACCGTCATCAGCGAGAAAATCTATTCCTTTGACTGTAATCTTATAGTCCCACAGATGCTGTCGATGCATTCGGGATCGATCAACAAGGCCATGACCACACAAATATTTAAGATTATAATCAAATTCTCTTGGGTCTCCAACTGCCGATTTAATTGGCCGACTCTTTCTGGAGTCAGGGTACGTCCGGTTTAATTGAAGCAAAATATCCAACTGTAACTTTCGATTTAACACTTAAATTTCTCCTGTACACATGACTGACAACTTCGCCCCAAATATAAATTTCGACGAAATCATGCAAATCCGTATGACCGCTAATGGAGAGCTGGTGCTCACTGAAGGGCTAGACACAGCCTTGTTACCACGACACTCCAAACAGCCCGGCTACGACCTTGGCCGTACCGGCAGGGTCACTCAAGCCTTTCCCAACAATAGTAGATATCGCCGTTTGCAAAATCGTTGCGGGTGCTTCATGAATGGCCTTTTTCAGAGCGCTTTGCTTTTCCTTTGGTACATTGCCCGAGAGCAGACCCGCCTCGACCAATTCCCGTATGTTGTCCACGTCAAACTTGACCGTCACGGTGTTGAAAACTGCGGACAGCCCACCGTCCTCTTCCAGATAATCAAGTCCCTTTGCCGTTATGGCCCAGCTAAACGGGAGGGGGATGTCTATTCCAAATACATCCACACTCAAATTGATGGCCTTAATCAGCTCATGCTCTTTCATATAATTCAGGTTCATTTTAATGAACCGAATCAGTTCGTTCGCCCCAGCATCTGTGAGTCCCATTTCTTCTTCATTCTCTGCAAGCCACGCTTTCAAGCGTTTTACGACTTTTGTTTGGCTCATCTGCGAGGGATACGCAGCGGCCAATTCGCACAACGCCTTACTTTGAACTCTGTGGTCAAGTCTCATCCTTTACCTCATTACCTGCTTTGTAGAGATGTTCAAATAATAACAAAGGATATCTCCGGACAAGACATAGCCTTCGACATCGACATGCAGACCCAAGTGGCCTCCAACAGCGGCACGAATACGGCTCTCTTACCACGTTATTCCAAACAACCCGGCCACGGCCTTGGCCGTGCCAACCGGATCGCTCATGCCCTTTTCAACCATCTTGGTCACCGCCGTTTGCAGCATCGTACCGGGCGCTTCCCGAATCGCCTTCATCAGAGCGCCTTGCTTTTCCTCCGGCACATTGGGTGTGAGCAGGCCTGCGGCAATTGCTTCACGCAGGCTCTCAATATCGAACCGAACAGTAACAATATGTTGTTCAGCCGTGAGGCCACCATCCTCAGACAGCCGATCTCTGCCTTTTGGCCTTATTTGGGCATCGAGAAATTCTTTGCCATCCAAGGAATTCACCCAAAGGACTTTAACCAGTTGCTCTTCTTCAAGGGATTGCAACTCAAAATAAAGCTGTTTCAACTTGTCGTTTTCGGCCCCTTCGCCCAGTACCTGCGATACCAGGTGGTCTCTCCCCACAGAATCACCACAATTATTGTCCAGTTCTTCAAGTATAGCCTGCTGCAAAGTATTCAAAGACATCTCGGCACCCTCCCTCTTTTTTTTACTTTTAGCACAAGTGTATAGGCAAAATAATGTCCACTGACATCTTCGGCCAAGACATAGCCCTCGACTCCGACATGCAGGCCCGCGTGGCCGCCAACGGCGAGCTGGTGCTCACGGACGGCACGGACACGGGCGTGCAGGACATTATCCTTCGCTTGGATACGTACCTTGCTTCCCTGTTCTATGACAAGAATTTCGGCTCGCTCCTGCGCGACTGGGTCTATGCTGAGAACACCGAGGAGGCGCGGATCGGCTTTGCGGTTGAAGTCAAGCGCCGTCTGAACGAGGACCCGCGCGTCCAGCCCGGCACCGTGGCCTGCTCGGTCACGCACTGGGACGAGACGTCCATCCGGGCCGAATCCTCGTTCCACTTCATCGACACCGACCACGAGCGAAACCTCGTCATCACGGTGGACAAATCCAAAAAGGAAATGGTGATCCAGGATGCCGACCCCGCAGTTGTCTAAGACCCTCGACGACGTGCGCTCCATGGTCTTCGGCCATGTGGAGGACGTGCAGGAGGAATACGCGGCCAAGGGCTGGCTGCCGCGCCGCCTGAACCTGAACAAGGGCGTGGTGCGCGGCCTCCTGGAAATCTTCTGCTGGGGGCTGTATCAGCTCTACCAGCTCCTGACCGCCGTGTTCGAGCAGGCCGCGCCCAAGACCGCCACCGACGAGGAGTGGATGGAATGGCACGCCGAGCAGGTGGAAGCGCCACGCAAGCAAGCCACCAAGGCCTTTGGCTTGGTCCGGTTCGCCCGCGTGTCCACCTCCGGCAACGTGCCGATCCCGGCGGGCAAGATCGTCCGCACCGAGACGGACGGGGCCGGGAACGTCTACCGTTATGTCACCACCCAGGACGCGGTTATTCAGAACGGCATGAACGAGGTCGCGGTCCCGGTGGAGGCCGAGGAATACGGCGCGGCGTCGAACGCCTCGGCAGGGCAGATCACCGAAATGGTCACGACCATCTCCGGCGTGGACGCCGTTGCCAACTCTGCCGACTGGCTGACCTCGGAAGGGGCCGACATTGAGACGCTGGAGAAACTGCGCGAGCGGTACATCCTGCGCTGGATGGGCAACAACGGCATGACCAAGTACGCCTATGCCTCGTGGGCGCTGTCCGTGACCGGCACCGTGGCCGTCAAAGTGCTGGACCAGCATCCGCGCGGCCAGGGCACGGTGGACGTCATTGTCAAGGGCGCGGCGGGCATCCCCACCGACGCGCTGCTGGTAAACGTCCGGCAGGCCGTGGCCACCGGCGCGAAGCCCGAGGACGTACAGGCCGGACCGCCGGTCAACGACGACTGGCAGGCGCGAGGCCCGCAGGCCGTGCCGCTCGCCATCACCGGCGCGTTGACGCTCTATCCCGGCACCCATGCCGACAGCGCCAAGGCCGAGGCCGCCCAGCGCCTCCGCGCCCTGTTCACCGACCCGGCCTCGGTCAAGGGGATCACCCCGCTCCAGATCGGCGAGGACGTCACCCTGGACCGCCTCACCGCCGCCGTCATGGCCGTGCCCGGCGTGAAGAAGGTCGATTGGGCCTCCCCGGTCGCCGACGTCGCCGTGGCTGCGGACGCGCTCGCCACACTCGAAAGCCTCACCCTGACCGCCTCCGAGGCCAGCGAGGAATAAGCCGTGGGCGTGTTCAAGGACTACTTTTTCAAGACCCTGCGCTGGCCGCTCATCCACCGGCCCGGCCCGCTGGCCGCCCTCGTGGAAGGCTTGGCCCGCGCCCTGGACGAAGCGCGGCGGGACATCATCTTCCTTCGCAACCAGTTCAACCCCTGGACCTGCGAGCCGGACATGATCCCGCCGCACGCCGCAAGCCGGGGCATTACCC